ACCTGAGGGCCGCTTTCGGTGTACCCCACGCACCAATCAGGATGCGCCATTTGCGCTTATTTATTAACTGGGCCTCTATATATTGGGCTTTGTTGTGTATTGGATTTGCACCATGTTTAACCCACTAACTGAACCCCTCCCAGTTACTCCTCACGGTTTGATGTGTATGTTGGCTTTGAAATATTTGCAGGAGTTCGAGAAATCTGTACATTTGACTCCGTGTGATAATACTGAGTTGTTGTTACTCCGCCGTGTTATTCGTGCAAGGACTTACGATGAAGCGAAGCGCCGATACCATATATTCCACACCTTCCAAGGCTCGAAGGAGGTTGACGTTCGACACCCCTCGTGCGACTCCTGCGTCCTTAGGGCGTTCCAACAAAAGGCGGGCTTGGGAGAACCGGCCCATGAACCGCAAGCCCATGATGTACCGGCTTTGGAGGAGTCCTGATGTTCCGTATGGTTGTGAGGGTCCATGTAAGGTTCAGTCTTTCGAGGCCAGACACGACGTCAAACACACGGGAACTTTTCAGTGTTGTTCAGACGTTACTCGGGGAATGGGTTTGACTCATCGCGTTGGGAAGCGTTTCACCATAAAGACTATCGGTATCTGGGGCAAGATCTGGATGGATGATAACATCAAGTTGAAGAACCACACTAACATAGTCATCTTTTTCTTAGTGCGTGACCGGCGTCCTAGTGGAGAACCAGTTTCTTTTGGAAGTTTGTTTAATATGTTCGATAACGAGCCAACTACGGCCACTGTGAAGCAAGAATATCGTGATCGTTTTCAGGTTATGAGGAGGTTTCATGCATCTGTTACCGGTGGACAGTACGCTTCAAAGGAACAGGCGTTGGTTAAGCGTTTTTTCAGGAACATTAATCATCGAGTTGTTTACAACCAACAAGAAGGCGCAGAGTACAAGAATCATCATGAAAATGCTTTGATGTTGTATATGGCATGTAGTCATGCCTCTAATCCTGTGTACGCGACAATTAAAGTTCGCATTTATTTTTACGACTCCATTACGAATTAATAAAGATTGAATATTATTTCATATTTTGGGTCTACATCAATTGTTCCATGAATTACATCAAACAACACATGATCGCACGCTAAAATACATGTATTAATTGAAATGACACCTAATCTATCTAAATAACGCATAACTTGTGTTTTAAAGACTCTCAAGAAACGCCAGGTCTGACTCCGTAAGACTGTTGAGATAGTCAATGTCATCCAGCATTTGTGAATCCCCAAGGCTTTCCTGAGGTTGTGGTTGAACTGGAGTCGAATTACTATTTCGTGGAACGGTAATCCCATTACCCATTCGTGGTGGCTCATCACCTTGAAATATATTGCATTTGGGACTGTCCAGATATAGGCGCCATTCTGCGCTTGAGCTGCAGTGATGGACTCCCCTGTGCGTAAATCCATGGTTGGCACACTCTATTGCGAGGTAGTATGAACAACCACAGGTTAAATCAACTCGTCGGCGCCTGATCTGTTTCTTTTTAGCTATTCTGTGTCTGACTTTTATTGGAATTTGAGTAGAGCGGGAAGGAGATGTCGACGAAGATTGCATTCTTTAATGCCCACTGCTTTAAATCTTTATTTTTATCTTCATCCAAGAAGCTTTTATAGGAGCTATTTGGTCCTGGATTGCAGAGGAAGATAGTGGGAATTCCTCCTTTAATTTGAATTGGTTTCCCGTACTTTGTGTTGCTTTGCCAATCGTGCTGGGCACCCATGAATTCTTTAAAGTGCTTTAGATAGTGCGGATCGACGTCATCGATGACGTTATACCAGGCATTATTGCTATACACTTTTGGACTTAGGTCCAGATGACCGCATAGGTAATTGTGCGCACCTAATGATCTGGCCCACATTGTTTTCCCTGTTCTTGACTCCCCTTCAATGACTATGCTAATCGGTCTATCCGGCCGCGCAGCGGCATCCACCACGTTGATTGACGCCCAATCTTTCATGATCTGAGGAACGTTATTGAATGAGTTTAACCTAAACGGACAAGAATAGGGCTCTAATGGCTTACTGAAAATGCGATCTAAGTTGCTTTTAATGTTGTGGTAATGTAAGACGAAGTCCTTCGGAGCAAGTTCTTTCACAATGTTGAGAGCCTTCGTCGGACTTCCAGAGTTAATTGCTGCGGCGTAAGCGTCGTTGGCTGATTGTTGTCCTCCTCGGCTAGATCTTCCATCGATCTGGAATTCGCCCCATGAGATGGTGTCTCCATCCTTCTCGATATAGGACTTGACGTCGGAGCTCGATTTTGCTCCCTGAATGTTTGGATGAAACACGGCAGATCTGTTTCCAGAGACAAGGTCGAACAGTCTTGGATTTGTGATCTGGAGCTTACCTTCGAATTGTAGCAGTACGTGCAGATGAGGTTCCCCATCTTCGTGTAATTCCCTTGCTACCTTGATGAATTTCTTATTGACGGCTGTTGGTATCTGCCGGAGAAGCTCTAGGGCTTCCTCTTTCGGAAGAGAGCATCTGGGATAAGTGGCGAAAATGTTTTTGGCATTCACTCTAAACGCTCCGCTGCGTGGCATATTTGCAATTCTTGCGTTTACACCGATTGCTCTCAAAATCTTTTATCGCATATATTGGTGTAACGGGGTACCTAATATACTATATACCCCAATACACCTGGTAGTGACATCTGTCCCTAGTCCCCACACCTTTAGCGGCCCTCAGTATAATATT